TTACGGGGTAATGCCAACCGCTGCCGCCACTTTGTCGCCACTTGGCAGCGTTGCCAGAGGATTGAAACGGAGCGCCGTTTCCAGATGATCTGGTGCCAGATGTGCGTAACGCATAGTCATTTTTATATCGTGGTGTCCGAGAATTTTTTGTAAGGCGAGAATGTTTCCACCCGACATCATGAAGTGCGCCGCAAACGTATGGCGCAGAACGTGTGTGAGTTGACCGCGAGGGAGCACGATAGACGTTTTTTCCATCACGGATAAAAATTGAAAATAGCAGTCTGTAAAGAAATTGAACCCATCAAGCGCCATGATCTCTTCGTAAAGCTCTTTACTGATAGGGATGCTTCTGTTTTTCTTCCCCTTCGTTCTGACAAAGGTAATTCGGTATTTGGTCACCTGTGAGCGGGTAAGATTTACGGCTTCACGCCAGCGTGCACCTGTGCTTAAGCATATCTTAACTACCAGTGCCAGAATTGGGTCCTGACGTTTGCAATCAGCCAGCAATTCAACAATCTGCTCATGGGTAAGCCATGCCATCTCTTTTTCTGCGATGGTGAATTTTCGCATGTTCTCCAGTGGGTTCGGATACGACCATTCGCCCAGACGGGATAGTTCGCTAAAAACACTACTTAGATAGCTTTGCTCCAGGTTAATGGTGACCGGGCTTGCTCCTTTCTTCCATTTCTCGCTGAAGTAGATCTCGCCTGTCAGGCGTTTATCTCGATAGTGGGCAAACATTTTAGAGGTGAGATCGGTTGCAAGAGGATTGCCCAGAGCGTCAACCATCAGCAGCAATTTGTCATAGACATGCTGCCCAGCAGTCAGAGATTTACCATGTAGTTTGAACCATAGCTCAACCACGTCTTTCAGGGTTCGACGATCCACTGATTCGCCCAGCCATGGCTTTGATTCGGTTTCTTCCATAGTGTGACGCTCAAAAGCCAGAGCTTCGCCTTTGGTGGCGAATTGTTTACGCACACGACGCCCACTTCGTCCGGCGGGGTAACATTCGCAAAGCCATTTCCCTGTGGTGAGTTTTCGTACTGCCATAAAAAAGCCCTCATGTCAGAGGGCTAAATTTAACTGTATGTTTGACCAGTGGTCAATGTATGGTTTGTGAAATCCATACATTACCTTAATTTATCAAGCTCTCGTTTATTTCTTTTATCATGTATATCATTAAGAAATAATATATTACTAGCAATGATACTAAATAACGCTATTATTTGTAGATATACTAATAACGCTGTGATAAAAAATCCAAACTTGCAGAACACGTGCTTATGCAAGGAAATGAAATCCAGATTTGAAAATATAGGTTTCGTTAAATTTATTATAACAATAGAAAATATTACAATAGCTGAAATTATAATGGTTTTCACTATCAGAGTAATTCGCTCAATATCTTTTTCTGTTTCCTTATGATAGTTTATACTCGTTATTGTTGATGGCTTTACAATTGAACTTACAGCTGCAGGGTAAATATATGCAAGCCAAATACCTGCAATAGTGAAGATCATTGCAGAAATGTTTTGCAAGGTAGATAAAATATCTTTTATATCTGCATACGTATATTTATCTCCGAACAAATAAGCAATAGCTATAATTGTTAGGAGAAAACATATGTGCAAAATTTTAGGTTTTATAATCATACTATGCACCTATTTTATGAATCTGCACTGCTGTATCATTATCAGCTTCTGGTTGTTCTATTATATCTTCATTTTTAAAACAATTCACCAAATCATTTCTATGAGCTTTTACTACACTCATTAAATATGAAGAAGAGTAATGTTTGTTTCTGTTAGAAAGGTCAACGTGAATTTCATGGCGATAAACATATTCATCTAACCAAGTAGTTGAACCATTTTTCCCATTTATTTTGAATCCGATGCGTGCGTGATCATTCCCTACATTCTCATTGTTGTTTTCTGTATCTTCTGAAATAGGATTGTGGTTTTCTATATATTCATCGATGAGTTTAGTGAACTCTTCAGGCGTAGGCGTTCCTTCGACTAATAATTCAACGCGATGTTTTTTTGATAAAATAGGAGAGCTTCTTGAGAAAACATCTCCAACTGCATCAAATAACTTCTGCCATTTTTCCCGTGTATCAGGTATGTTTGTTTCTATTACGTCATGGTAAACAATGTGAGTGATTTTTTTACACAGTTCTTCTATGTTTGCTCCACTCGTGATCATCCTTGTTTGTTTAGTCTGTACTTTAAAAACTAAACTTTCATCATCACCTTGAGAAAAAAGAACACGTTTGTAATGAACGTCTTCAGGTGAGTCATTACGAGGACGAGTCATATCTATGACTTTTTTATTAGGATGCTCCATCCTAAAGTCAACGTATGCTTTAATATAATGACAGAAAAGATCTGTATCCGTATTAGAACTTGGGAATCGTATGGATGCAATTTTGTTATATTCTGGAATTACCCAATAGTAGCAAGGTACGCCCCAGATATATTTACCGCCACCTTGAGTATCAGAGGCGGATACAACATTATCTGAAGTGCCGTCAATCTTACTTTCAGCATCTATACCTTGAATATTTCCAGAGTTATCACCGAGCGTTTTCCAGATAACAAATAGATAATCTCCTGTCGTACTGTCATATGAAATATTTTTACAGTATGCTTTTGTTCTTCTATTATTATCCTTTCCCCATGGAACAGATTGTTCAACTGTTCTTGAACAGATCCAGCTATGTAAGTTACACAGAACATGGGATAAGTTCTTTTCGACTAATTCCGGCGATTTGCCTTGTCGTATTTTATAAAGGCCAAACATTTCTAAATCAAAAAATGTTATAATGCCGCGTTCAGTTTTAAAGTTGGTTTTACTCATTGTTATTGCTTCTCTTCACCTTTTAAATCTTTCGCTTAATATAATCACTTCTATTAGAATGACATTTGTTGAATGTCACTTTAATTCGAAATGATTGTGCTTCTTATGCATGCAACTACCTCGATATCAGAAAATGCACATTCAAAGTAAGTTTCTTTACTTCTGATATTTATCATACCTTTAGGTAGCCTAGTAATTTGTCTGACGGAATAGGTTCCATCAATATTAATTAACCAGTATCCATCTAATACATCAGAAAATTTCTGATCACAGATGTATGCCACTAAACCATCCTGAACGACAATTGGTGCTGAAAGATTAGCGGGTAAAAATGACGAATCGAAAATATATGAGCCACTCTCAACCATTTTGCCTGCATTGAGATGAAATTTAGGCAGTTCTTTTACCGATGTTGTGAGAGCATTGTGCTCGCTGCCTTGTCCAGTGGCTAGCCATAAAAGAGAATTTCCTGTTTCCAACGAACATTTTATGATCCAATCAGCCGGGAATGTGTCTCGCAAATATCTATTTGCCATAGTGCTTTTAGATACATTCAGATGGTCGGCAAGTTCTTGTCTTGTTTTAAAGCCATACGCTTTCATTAGCCTGTCTATTGCATCACGTCCGCCTGAGTCCAAATTCAGATCGTTCCCAATTGGGGACTTCAGGGTGGTGGCTTGGGAAACGTGCTGAACCTTTGATGCAGTTGCCTTTGGCATGACCGGAGCCTCAGTACTCTGAGGGAATGGTACGCCTTTTCCGAATGAGAGCCACTCGATAGATGCACCCGTTTCAATTGCACACTGAATTACCCAGTCAGCAGGAAATACGTCACGCATCCAGCGCGTGCCCATAGTGCTTGCAGATACGTTGAACTGTTCGCACAGAGCTTGCCTTGTCTTGAATCCATACGCTTCAAGCATGCGCGTTATGACTGCTTGTCCTCCGTTTTTGAAATTCATTTATTACGCCTTTGAGTAATTTTTGGTTGACACTTCTCAAATGAAGAATTAGTGTGTGCGAAAGTGAACTGAACAGGATTAATCACCAGTTACCACACATCTTGTTAAACGAGGAATCTTGCATCATGGCTCCACATATTTCAATCACCTTAGCTGTCCCATCTGTTTCTATTGAGAAATACAGTGAACTGACTGGGTTATCTATCGATACTATCAATGACATGCTGGCTGATGGACGCCTTATTCGCCATCGTCTCCGTAAAGATAAAAAGCGAGAAAAGGTAATGATCAATAACGCAGCAATGACCGTTGATGCGCTCTCTGAATGCAATTTGAGTATTAACTAGTTCCATTTTGGGATACATCAGGGGTGTCGACTATGTTTGATTACCAAGTTTCCAAACATCCACATTTTGATGAAGCCTGCCGTGCATTTGCACTGCGCCACAATCTGGTGCAACTGGCAGAACGTGCAGGCATGAATGTGCAGATTCTGCGGAACAAGCTGAACCCAGCTCAGCCTCATTTATTAACCGCACCAGAAATCTGGCTGCTTACCGATCTGACTGAAGATTCAACGCTGGTAGATGGTTTTCTGGCACAGATTCATTGTCTGCCATGTGTACCGATTAATGAGGTGGCAAAAGAGAAACTGCCACATTACGTCATGAGTGCAACCGCAGAGATCGGGCGTGTTGCTGCAGGTGCAGTATCTGGCGATGTAAAAACCAGTGCAGGTCGTCGTGATGCTATCAGCAGCATTAACTCTGTAACACGACTGATGGCGCTGGCTGCTGTTTCATTGCAGGCCCGTTTACAGGCTAACCCTGCGATGGCGAGTGCAGTTGATACCGTGACTGGCCTCGGTGCTTCATTCGGTTTGCTGTGAGGTGCTTATGCTGACGAAAGAACCATCATTTGCATCGCTGCTGGTAAAACAAAGCCCGGCAATGCACTACGGTCACGGCTGGATCATGGGTGAGGATGGTAAACGCTGGCATCCATGTCATTCACAAGATGAATTGCTGTCTGAATTGACCACGAGGAAACGGAGAAAGTCCAAATGTATGCGGCAGAAAGTGAAGTGGTTTATCAGTTTCGTTACAGAGGGGAGAGTTATTCAGTACCTGAAGATGATTTGCTCTGTTGTTATCCGTCGTTGTCGGGCGATGGCAGTTACTTTTTCACGCTAAAGGATGGGACGTTTTTACGGGGAGAGCAGGTTAAAGAGACGGTACGAAAAAATGTATCTCCCCTTGAGCTTTACCGTAAGAACAAAGAACGATAGTTGCGTTTTGGGGATATGAATTATGGCAATTAATGGCGCTGCGGCGACTGTTCCATTAAGCCCCGGTGAACGCCTGAATGGACTTAACCACATTGCGGAGTTAAGGGCGAAAGTATTTGGCCTGAATATTGAGTCAGAGCTTGAGCGGTTTATTAAAGATATGCGTGATCCACGGGATATCAATAACGAACAAAATAAACGGGCACTGGCTGCCATATTCTTTATGGCAAAAATTCCAGCTGAACGTCATAGCATCAGCATTAATGAGCTGACCACTGACGAAAAGCGGGAGTTGATTAAAGCAATGAATCATTTTCGTGCAGTGGTGAGCTTATTTCCCAGACGGCTAACCATGCCGAATTAACCAACTAATGAAATTAATGGCGTAAACCCGCCGGGCATCCCTTTATCTAAATTCAGGAGAATTGATTATGCGTAATATTGAAACCCTCTCGACCAAAACCGGACCGGATGACGCAGGGCTTAATATTTTACTGACAGAGGCTCGTCTGGAAGAACGCCGGGCAAGGGCTGAAGCAATGGCAGCTCGCCTTGATAGCCTGGCGTGTCATATCACATCCCGCCAGCTAACCCACGTCGAAGCGGCAGAACTGCTTCGTGTGACTGCTGAAGCAATCCAGAACGAAGCGCAGGAGATCCACTAATGGCTGATGCAATGGATCTCGTACAGCAGCGCGTTGAAGAAGAACGCCAACGCCATATCCGTGCTGCCCGTGCCAAAACGCCGGGCGTGTCCCGCGTGCTTTGCATTGAGTGTGAAGCGCCAATTCCGCCAGCACGCCGCCGTGCCATTCCGGGTGTGCAGCTTTGCATTACCTGCCAGGAAATCGCAGAGCTGAAAGGCAAACATTACAACGGAGGTGCTGTATGACAAGGGCAGTGCGTATCCATCAATTAAAAATTGCACCTAAGTATTTCAACGCTGTGGTTGCAGGTCAAAAGACGGCTGAACTTCGTAAAGACGATCGTGGCTATAAAGTTGGTGATGTTCTTTCTCTTTGCGAATGGAAGCATGGCGTATTTACGGGTAGGGAATGGGCCGCTGTTATCTCTCATGTGCTTCCGGTTAATGACGTCATGGCAGTTTCAGAACAATGGGTGATGCTATCAATTCGCCCATTAACCCCATTAGAAGCTTTAGGATATGTTATTGCAGGAGGTGCTGTATGAGCACCATCCTGAAATGGGCGGGTAATAAAACTGCCATTATGTCCGAACTGAAAAAACATCTTCCTGCTGGCCCGCGACTGGTTGAACCTTTCGCGGGTTCCTGTGCTGTGATGATGGAGACGGATTACCCCAGCTATCTTGTTGCGGATATTAATCCTGATTTAATCAACCTCTATAAAAAGGTTGCTGCTGATTGCGAGGCGTTTATATCTCGTGCCAGAGCTTTATTTGAGGAAGCAAACAGGGAGGTGGCTTATTACAACATAAGGCAGGAGTTTAATTACTCCACTGAAATTACTGATTTCATGAAAGCGGTATATTTCCTGTATCTCAATCGTCATGGTTACCGTGGGTTATGTCGTTATAACAAGAGCGGGCATTTCAACATTCCATACGGTAATTATAAAAATCCGTATTTCCCTGAAAAAGAAATTCGCGCATTTGCAGAGAAAGCCCAGCGAGCAACGTTTATCTGCGCCAGCTTTGATGAAACGCTGGCGATGCTGCAGGTGGGGGATGTGGTGTATTGCGATCCGCCTTATGACGGTACGTTTTCCGGCTATCACACTGACGGCTTCACTGAAGATGACCAGTATCACCTGGCATCTGTTCTTGAATATCGATCATCAGAAGGTCATCCAGTCATTGTTTCTAACAGTGACACATCCCTGATCCGTTCGCTGTATCGAAATTTCACTCACCACTACATCAAGGCAAAACGCAGCATCGGCGTGTCGGCTGGCGAGAGTAAATCTGCAACAGAAATCATTGCTGTTTCCGGGGCGCGCTGCTGGGTGGGATTTGATCCTTCGTGTGGCGTGGATAGTTCTGCTGTGTACGAGGTGCGTGTATGAGTCATGACGATATGAGCAACTCTAGCGGCTTTAACGAGGCCGCTGCAGCATTTTCATGGAACGGCCCGAAAAAGGCCATTAACCCTTATCTGGACCCGGCGGAAGTTGCTCCGGAGTCTGCACTTTTAAACCTGATCACTCTGTACGCTGCCGATAATGAGCAGGAACAGCTGCGCCGCGATGCACTGAGTGAGCAGGTCTGGGAGCGTTATTTCTTTAATGAATCTCGTGATCCTGTCCAGCGCGAAATGGAGCAGGATAAGCTCATTAGCCGGGCAAAGCTAGCGCATGAACAGCAGCGTTTTAACCCGGACATGGTCATTCTGGCGGACGTCAGCGCCCAGCCCACCTATATTAGCAAGCCGCTGATGCAACGTATCGAATACTTCAGCAGCCTGGGCAGGCCAAAGGCTTATTCCCGCTATTTGCGTGAGACGATTAAGCCATGTCTGGAGCGACTGGATTGTGTACGTGACAGTCAGCTGTCTGCTTCTTTCCGTTTTATGGCAAGCCATCAAGGGCTGGAGGGCCTGCTGATCCTGCCTGAAATGAGTCAGGATCAGGTGAAACGCCTGTCCACCCTGGTAGCTGCGCATATGAGCATGTGCCTTGATGCAGCTTGTGGCGATTTGTATGCCACCGATGACGTTAAGCCAGAAGAAATCCGCAAGACATGGGAAAAGGTGGCGGCGGAAACCCTGCGTCTGGATGTCATCCCACCTGCGTTTGAGCTACTCCGTCGGAAAAGAAACCGCCGTAAACCCGTGCCCTATGAACTCATTCCGGGTTCGCTGGCGCGTATGTTGTGCGCCGACTGGTGGTATCGGAAATTATGGAAGATGCGTTGCGAATGGCGGGAAGAGCAGTTGCGTGCTGTCTGCCTGGTCAGCAAAAAAGCATCTCCCTATGTCAGCTATGAAGCCGTGATGCATAAACGTGAGCTGCGCCGTAAGTCGCTGGAGTTTTTCCGTTCTCATGAACTGGTGAACGAAGACGGCGACACGCTGGACATGGAGGATGTGGTAAACGCCAGCAGCAGCAACCCTGCGCATCGCCGCAATGAGATGATGGCCTGTGTTAAAGGTCTGGAGCTTATCGCGGAAATGCGCGGTGACTGCGCCGTTTTCTACACTATCACCTGTCCGTCACGTTTCCATTCCACGCTCAACAACGGCAGACCCAACCCGACCTGGACAAATGCGACGGTAAGACAAAGCAGCGATTATATGGTCGGCATGTTTGCTGCATTTCGTAAGGCAATGCACAAAACCGGGTTGCGCTGGTATGGCGTGCGGGTGGCTGAGCCGCACCATGACGGTACTGTGCACTGGCATCTCATGTGCTTCATGCGTAAAAAAGACCGCCGCGCCATCACTGCATTACTGCGTAAGTTTGCCATCCGTGTAGACCGCGAGGAGCTGGGCAACAACACGGGGCCACGCTTTAAGTCTGAGCTGATTAACCCGCGCAAAGGAACACCGACAAGCTACATCGCGAAATACATCAGTAAGAACATTGACGGGCGTGGTCTGGCTGGCGAGATCAGCAAGGAAACGGGTAAATCCCTGCGTGATAACGCCGAATACGTTAATGCCTGGGCGTCTCTGCATCGTGTTCAGCAGTTCCGCTTCTTTGGTATTCCGGGACGTCAGGCTTACCGTGAACTTCGCTTGCTGGCTGGTCAGGCGGCAAGGCAACAGGGTGACAAAAAAGCAGGTGCGCCGATACTGGATGACCCGCGCCTTGATGCCATCCTGGCTGCTGCTGATGCTGGTTGTTTTGCCACCTACATCATGAAGCAGGGCGGCGTACTGGTTCCCCGTAAATATCACCTTATCAGAACCGCTTATGAAATCAACGAAGAGCCGACCGCCTATGGCGATCACGGCATTCGTATTTATGGCATCTGGTCACCCATTGCAGAGGGCAAGATCTGCACTCATGCAGTGAAGTGGAAAATGGTTCGTAAGGCCGTTGACGTTCAGGAGGCGGTAGCCGACCAGGGCGCTTGCGCCCCTTGGACTCGTGGCAATAACTGTCCCCTTGCTGAAAATTTGAACCAACAAGGGAAAGACAAATCAGCTGATGGGGACTCCAGAACGGATATTACCCGTATGAATGACAAGGAGTTGCACGATTACCTGCACAGTATGAGCAAAAAAGAGCGCCGGGAACTGGCTGCAAGGTTACGCCAGGTGAAACCGAAACGGCGTAAAGACTACAAACAGCGAATTACAGACCATCAGCGACAGCAGCTCGTCTATGAACTGAAGTCCAGGGGATTTGATGGCAGCGAGAAAGAAGTCGATTTGCTCCTTCGCGGCGGCAGTATTCCGTCAGGAGCAGGCCTGCGTATCTTCTATCGGAACCAGCGTCTGAAGGAAGATGATAAGTGGCGGAACCTGTATTAATTACGCGGGTTAACAATTCGTGCTCTTAATAATACCAGGCATATCAGGCCGATGAACGTAAAAAAACGTTTTACATCAGTAAGATTATTATATACTGTAAATATAAACAGTGGTTATGTGTACAGTATTGTTTTGGTGTCATAGGAGGAAAGATGCAGGACTATTTTTTGGAGTCTTTGAAGCTCCAGCGCATTGATTTTTTTCTTAAGCTTGTAGCGGCTAGTGAGTGTAGTGATGAAGAGAAGGGGCTGGCTCTGCAGTGGGTTTCTGAATTGACTGATGAACTCATGGCAAAAATCAGAAGCCACGAATACAACCGCTCAATGGATGTCATCAGCTGAGGTGACTTTTATGCGCATTGAAATAATGATCGATAAAGAGCAGAAGATTAGCCAGTCTACCCTGGACGCCCTTGAATCCGAGCTTTACCGCAATCTGCGCCCCCTGTATCCCAAAACGGTAATTCGCATTCGCAAAGGTAGCTCTAACGGTGTGGAACTAACCGGACTGCAACTGGATGAAGAAAGAAAACAAGTGATGAAAATTATGCAGAAGGTGTGGGAGGACGACAGCTGGCTGCATTAAGAAATGTTGCCCCCAGGAGGATTCATTCTGATGGGGGCTAGTTTGGGCAATGAGTGAAATAAGGCGTAAGGTGGGCGGTTATTTTGATAAGTGATCGTCCGCTTTGTGTCAGAAGCAGAAGTGGGAGTGTCTGAGACTCTCTAAAAGTTGATGATTCACTTACAAAACCATTTTCCTGATGGATGCTTACACTTACGAATGATCATTCTGTTTAGTCTTCATGAGAAAATCCCGAATCTTTGCCAAGTTTGAATTTTCGGGGATTGAATCCATGTACGGATCACGCTCAAACACTAATTGCTCAGATTCAACGAAAGCCTGCCACTCTACTGGGTCTAGCTCAAATCCCATTGCTGTCATATCACTTTCATCTTCCCCCTCGATCCAGTGGACTAAATAAAACAATTCATCATCAGGAGAATCATCCTCACCATCAACAATATCAACATCGGTTACAGTGATACGTAGGGTGGGATCGATTTTTGAGACATAAATTCCTAACTGTGGTATAGGGGGAATATTGTTCATGGAAACTCCTTTTATTGGTGTTTGCTATTTGAATAAAAATACGCCAAACAGAGTGTTAACTGTGAATATGGAAAGAATCGTTGTAAGTACCCCGCTTAGGTGTCCCATTCTATTTTAGAGGTTCTCGTGCATATGGATTATGTTATCTGAAAGTTAACTTCCGCTTCCCGTTCACAGCGAACATTCATCTTTGTAAACCCGTATGATCCGTTTTTCAAGTGGCCATTCAGATACGGATTTTTACTTCTTTGACAGTGCATGACTATGCTGCATGAAATCGCATGATCGATTGAGGATCGTCTTTGCTCAGATCCGCCAGAACTGGCGGGCTTTTGCTCATGTCATGCATGTGCATGAAAACCACTGCATAAAGCGGGCAGGCGTGGCGGGGATACGAGCGCGCGCTGGGAGGTATAAGAATGAAGTACAATTAACTTCACTTTGTTGAGTAAAATGCTATAAGAATAATGCAAATTATTGAGTCCCATTAGTTCAAAACTTAGGGATATCTTATGTGAAAGGAGGTTATATGTTAGATAAATTGATTTTTAATTCAGGAAGTAATCCAACATCTAAATCTTCATTATCGGTTGACTTGACTCCATTGACAATTTTTGTGGGGCCGAATAATAGTGGTAAATCTAGAGCTTTAATCGATATAGAAAATCAACTGACAACCCGAAATGCAGCGCAGGGAGAAGTAATAAAACAGATATTAATCAAACCACTTTCTGAGGATGAAGCAAAAAAGGAAATTGAATCTTTACAAGTTGAGCCAAACCAGGATGAAAAGCATGCGGGGCATGTTGTTTTATCTAGGCTAAACCTCCGTGGTGAAGGAATATCTAGGATTCTAGTGTATTTGGATGGAATGTTAAGAGAATTCCAGCAACCCAATGAATTAAATCGGGAGCATCTATATCAATATTACTCGTTGCTGACTCTAAGGTTGGATGGTAGAAGTCGACTTTCCTTAACTTCAAGTCAAGGTTCATCCGATTTACAAGGAGAACCTACGAATAACCTTTCATTTCTTTTTAAAAATAATAAAGCAAGGATGGAGCTAAGAGATATCGTTTTTGATGCTTTCGGGAAGTATCTTGTTATTGATCCAACAAATATAGGTTATCTTAGAATTCGTCTTTCTGAGCGCGCTCCTGAGACTGAACAAGAAGAAAGAGGTTGGGATGAAAAGTCAGTGCTTTTTCATTCAAAAGCGTCATTGATTACAGAGGCTAGCGATGGTGTTAATGCTTTTGTTGGGATGATGATTTCGCTGATAGTTGGCTCACCAAAGGTGACTCTAATTGATGAGCCGGAAGCTTTTTTACATCCATCCTTATGCTCAAAGTTAGGAAAGGAAATATCTAGGATTAGTGCTCATAGTAATAAAAATGTGTTTATTTCAACGCATAGCGCTAATTTTTTAATGGGTTGTGTTCAAGGTAAAGTGCCATTGAATATAGTTAGGCTTACTTTTGATGGTAAATCTGGTACGTCTAGATTACTAACAAAGGAACAATTGACGCCGCTCATGAGAAATCCGTTATTAAGATCTATTGGTGTGCTAAACGCATTGTTTTATAATTACGTTGTCGTTACTGAAGCGGATGCAGATAGGGCATTTTATCAAGAGATTAATGAGCGCTTATTGGCTGCTGGAGATCCTCGGGGTATTGAGGGATGCCTGTTTTTGAATGCTCAAAACAAACAAACTGTTTGGGATATAGTAAAACCCCTTCGTGAGCTAGGTATTCCCTGCGTTGGAGTGGTAGATATCGATATATTGAAGGAGGGAGGAGTTGTATGGAAAAAACCAATGCTTGGAGCTTTTTTTCCAGAAATGAAGCATGAAACTTTAGGTTTGGAAAGACAAAAGCTTTTTCAAGCCTTCAAAAATACGAATAAAAATATGAAGACAGATGGGGGCCTCTCCTTGTTATCGGGTTCAGATAAAACCGCCTGCTCTGAGTTTTTTAAATCCCTTTCAGATTATGGGGTTTTTGTCGTTCCAACGGGCGAGATCGAGTCTTGGTTGCAAAATCTTGAAATAGGTCGAGGAAAGAATACTTGGTTAACAAGTATTTTCGAGAAGATGGGGGATGATCCTAATGATGAATCATATGTGAAGCCATCTGAAGGTGATGTTTGGGATTTTATTGGGAATATAAAGCACTGGTTGGTTAACCCTGAAAGGAAGGGTATTCCCGAGTGAGTTTATTGAGCCGCTTTAGCGGCTCTTTTCATATTCCTATGCAAGGTTATATTCATTAAATTGCATTATTGGCTCCTTTATCCATTCATTTACTTCTTGAAGCCTTTTTTGCAATGGAATTAGCTCATTACGGACAAAGACCCTGCTGGCTTTCTCCACATCCCCAAATCCCCCGACATTATTTGGCATTATCCCCATCATTTGTGGCGGCACACGATGCGCAGCCATCATGTCATCCCGGCTCACGTTCTTGATATTCAGAAACTCATCCTTCGCCGCGACTTCTGACAACGGGATGATCTGAAGCCCGTCCTTTTTGCCGTTAGGCGAGTACATAAACAGGTTGCGGAAGTTGCCAGGGCCTTTGGCGCTTTTCATCGCATTGCGGAGGTTGTTCACATCCTCCTGGTTCTGCGCGGCATCGGTCATGTACATGATGAAGCCTGCATGACTGCCGTTAATGTAATACTTCCGGCGGAACAGCGTGGCGGACTCGTTGAGCAGGGCTGACGGAATGGCAGAAAGATAACCTGGCAGGCCGTAGATCTCCTGGTTGATGTCAGGTTCCATCAGATGAAAAATGCTGCCTTTCGTGAACTGATACGGCTGGGTTGTCATACCGTATTGCACAAACCAGTAGGTATCCAGGTCTAACCCGCGTCGGGTGTATTTTGCCAGCGCAGGCTCAAGGGCTATAACTTCACCGAATCGGTTCGTGCGTTTCTCCAGGTAGGCGTTACCAAATACCAGATAGTCCTGCACAAAACGCGAAAAAGCCTGTTGGCTGAGCAGCGGATGAGGGATATAGGTACTGGTCAGAATGTTGCACTTTACTGCAATCGGGGAACTGTGATGCACGGCAGCCCGGAAGGTGCGCGCCAGTCCGTCAAAACTTACGGGTGGCTCATACCAGCGATCCGTCTGTACGCATTCCACATAGTCCAGCAGTTCGCGGCGGTCCAGTACAGGAATGGGATCACCAAAGCTGAAAGCTTCGGCTGAAGTTTGATTTTTATGCTGGCTCCGTTTCGTCGCAGCAGCGCGGTTTTTCTTACTCTTTCCCATCAAAAAATCTCCACAATATTGCTGGTATTGGCGGACTCGCCCTGCAGCGGTTCGTTAAACAGTGCGTGCATTGTTGCCCAGGCCAGATCGGCGTGGCTGGCTTCTTCGCTGCGGCTAGCTTCATAGGTCGGGCGGTTGCCGCTGGCGGTGGTGGCGCGACGGATTGCCATGAATGACTGCGCAATGTCGGTGTGCCCGGCGTCAAACTCCAGACGGCGGTGGCTGATAATGTCGTAGGCCTTGAGTACCAGGGCGTTTTTAACGTTGGGGTTGTAGACAAACTCCCGGACGGCAGGAAAGAACGCTTTCACGTTCTCATAAACCCCGTGACCGACGCCTGTCGAGTCGATGCCGATATAGGTCACGTTGTACTGCTCGGTCAGTTTTTTGATTGCATCAGCCTGGGCGCGGAAGTCCATCCCGCGCCACTGGTGACGCTCAAGAATGCGAAACTTACCGCCTGGCACGGCTGGCGGTGCCACCACCACGCATCCGGCGCTGTCGCCATTCTGCGTACCTTTTGCCGGGTCATAACCGATCCACACCTCGCGCCAGCCAAACGGGCGCAGGGCCAGTGCATGAAAGTCGGTCCAGACTTCCCAACTGTCCACCATGCACGCCTGCAGCTCGCTGAGCGGAAACACGGATGCGAGATCGTCCACAAACTCGCACATCAGCAGGTTCTGGTATTCGTCCGGGCTGTACTCCATGCGTAGCTGGTCGAGGTCGAACAGGTTACAGCCGCCGCGCACCGCATCTTCCACGGTGACTATCTGGCGGTATTGCCCGTCTGCGCACAGCAGGCCGGGGGCCAGATTGCTGTGGGACAGGTCGATGTCCACCTTATCGGCTTTGTTGCGCCCACGGTTGAACAGCGCACCGGACCAGAACGGATAAGCACTGTGTGTCAGACTGGATGGCGTGGAAAAATAGGTTTGTCGCCATTTTTTGTGAATAGCCATACCGGAAGCCACTTTGCGTAGCTCCTGGAATTTCGGTATCCAGAAATATTCATCCAGATACAGGTTGCCGTGGTAACTCTGGGCCGTGCGGGCATTGGTGCCGAGGAAGTAAAGCGTGGCCCCGTTAGGAAGCACCATCGGATCGCCTTTCAGCTCCACCTCCACTTCTTTGGCAAAGTCGATGATGTACTGTTTAAAGACGTGGGCCTGAGCCTTGCTGGCAGAAAGGAAAATCTGGTTACGCCCGGTCAGCAGGGCGTCAATCAGGGCTTCACGGGCAAAGTAAAAGGTCGCGCCGATCTGGCGTGACTTCAGCAGGTTGCGGATGCGGTTGGTTTTTCCGGCTTCCCACCAGTGGCGCTGGTAGTTGAACATAGAGGAATGGAAGATTTCTTCCAGTTTCTCAATCTGTTCATCGGTGAAAACATTCTTTTCCGGCTGACGACGTGGGCCTTTGTTGCGGTTGGCAACGTTAGGGTTTAAGTCGGCTTCGTTGCCGCCATTGTTAAACTTGCCGATCCGCGCGTGGCGCTCAGACTGGCGTGCCAGCAGGTCAATTTCTTTGAAATCTTTCCCTTCTTTGTGCTCCTTCATAATGAGCTGGCAGTAGCGTGCGGCGGTGGTGAGCTGCATCTGATCCAGCGGCCCATAGTCACCCCACTTGTCGCGTTTTTTCCAGCTGTGAACGGTTGCAACTTTCTCGCCCAGCATTTCAGCAATGCGGGCGACGCGGTATCCCTGAAAGTACAGCAGCATGGCCTGCCGACGGGGATCGAGATCTGCGGGTGTCAGTGTGGTGTTCATGGCACAAACCTACAGCCTTGAATGAAGGCTTTCCCCGCCTGCGGTTTGTGTGGTTGTCGGTACAAATACCGCGCATTGTTTCACTGCCCCCATCACCGCAACCATAAGGCTCCAGTAAGTTTTTTCTAACGGAGCACGGCTCATGACAGTGAAAGCAAAGCGTTTTCGCATCGGGGTGGAAGGTGCCACCACCGACGGACGCGAAATCCAGCGTGAATGGCTGGAACAGATGGCAGCCAGCTACAACCCGGCGGTGTATACCGCGCTGATTAACCTTGAGCACATCAAGTCTTATCTGCCGGACAGCACCTTTAACCGCTACGGCAAGGTGACTGCGCTGTTTGCTGAAGAAATCACGGAAGGTCCGCTGGCAGGCAAGATGGCGCTGTATGCCGACGTTGAGCCAACGGAGTCCCTGGTGGAACTGGTGAAAAAAGGCCAGAAATTATTCACCTCTATGGAAGTCAGCCCGAAGTTTGCTGATACGGGCAAAGCCTACCTGGTCGGCCTGGCTGCCACTGATGACCCTGCCAGTCTGGGCACTGAAATGCTGACATTCAGCGCCAGTGCAGCCCATAACCCGCTGGCAAACCGCAAGCAGAATCCCGCCAATCTTTTTACCGCTGCAGAGGAAACGGTGATCGAACTGGAAGAAATCCAGGATGACAAACCGTCCCTGTTTGCCCGTGTCACGGCGCTGTTCACCAAAAAAGAGCAGTCCGATGACACCCGGTTCTCTGATGTGCATAAGGCCGTGGAACTGGTCGCCACTGAGCAGCAGAACCTGAGTGCGCGCACCGAAAAATCCCTGTCTGAGCAGGAAGAACGCCTGTCTGAGCTGGAGACTGCCCTGCAGGCACAGCAGACCGCCTTTAACGAACTGGTGGACAAGCTGAGCCATGAAGACAGCCGCCAGGACTACCGCCAGCGTGCAACAGGCGGTAACGCCCCCGCTGACACTCTGACCAATTGCTGATGGAGCACAAAACCTGATGAAGAAGAATACCCGCTTTGCTTTTAACGCTTACCTGCAGCAACTGGCGCGTCTGAACGGTGTGGCAGTTGAAGAACTGTCCAGCAAGTTCACCGTAGAGCCGTCCGTGCAGCAGACATTGGAAGACCAGATCCAGCAGTCCGCCGCTTTCCTGACGCTGATTAACGTCACGCCAGTGACTGAGCAGTCCGGTCAGCTGCTGGGGTTGGGAGTTGGCAGCACCATTGCCGGAACCACTGATACCACCGCGAAAGAGCGTGAACCTGTCGATCCGACGCTGATGGTCGATGTGGAATATAAATGCGAGCAGACCAACTTTGACACGGTACTGACCTACGCGAAGCTGGACCTGTGGGCGAAGTTTCAGGATTTTCAGGTGCGTATCCGTGACGCCATCGTGAAACGTCAGGCACTGGACCGCATCATGATCGGCTTTAACGGCGTGAAGCGTGCGAAAACCTCTAACCGTAGCGAAAACCCGCTGCTGCAGGATGTGAACAAAGGCTGGCTGCAGAAAATCCGTGAGGATGCACCGGATCATGTCATGGGCAGCACCACCACGGGCGGTGAAACCACACCGGGTGCGGTGAAAGTCGGTAAAGGTGGCGAATATGCCAACCTAGACGCCGTGGTGATGGATGCCGTCAATGAGCTTATCGACGTGGTCTACCAGGACGATGACGATCTGGTGGTGATTTGCGGGCGTGAACTGCTGTCTGACAAGTATTTCCCGCTGGTTAACAAAGAGCAGGAAAACAGTGAAAAACTGGCTGCCGATATGATCATCAGCCAGAAACGCATGGGTGGCCTGCAGGCCGTGCGTGCGCCGTTCTTCCCGCCGAATGCACTGCTGATCACCCGTCTGGATAACCTGTCCATCTACTGGCAGGAAGACACCCGCCGCCGCTCAGTTATCGACAACCCGAAACGTGACCGGATTGAAAACTTTGAATCCGTTAACGAAGCCTATGTGGTTGAGGACTACCGCTGCGCCGCACTGGTGGAAAACATCCAGATTGGCGACTTCAGCGCCGCCGCAGCAGAAGCCGGAGCGTAAACCATGAGCCTGAGTCCCGCACGGCAGCATCGCCTGCGCGTTCAGGCTGAACAGGCCGCCCGTGAGGGCGGCAGTGTTCGCCACGCGTCGGGCTATGACCTGATGCTGCTGCAACTGGCGGAAGACCGCCGCCGTCTCAAGGGCGTTCAGTCCACGGTGAAAAAAGCGGAAATAAAGGTGGAGCTGCTGCCGAAATATGCCGCTTGGGCGGAGGGCGTCCTGGCTGCCGGAGGCGCTCAACAGGATGACGTGCTGATGTACGTGATGCTGTGGCGCATTGATGCCGGAGATTATGCCGGGGCGCTGGAGATCGGGCGTCATGCCCTGCGTCATGGCTGGGTGATGCCGCTGGGTAACCGCAACGTGCAGACCGTGCTGGCAGAGGAAATGGCAGATGCAGCGCAGAGCGCAATGCTTGCCGCCACCGGCTTTGATGCCGATCTGTTGCTGCAGACGCTGGAGCTGACAGACGGTCTGGATATGCCGGACCAGTCACGGGCGCGTCTGCATAAAGCGATTGGCGCTGTCCTGAGTGAAAGCAATCCGGCTTCCGCCCTTAATCATCTCAACCATGCGTTACAGCTCGATCCCCGCTGTGGCGTGAAAAAAGACAAACAGCAGCTGGAGCGCAGACTGCGCAATGACAGCCGCTGACAGAACGTGCCCCCGCGCACGGGCGGCACGGGGTGGCGAAAGGCACTGCCACATCAAAACCCCGTCCACCGCCCTTTATTTCAGGAGAAAGCAGCATGAAGTTTGTTGCGCCAGAACAGGCACCGGAACAGGCGGAAATCATCAGAAATACGCCGTTCTGGCCTGATGTGGACCTGTCGGAGTTTCGCTGTGTCATGCGCACTGACGGCACGGTGACGCAGCCGCGTTTAAAGCAGGTTGCGCTGTCGGCAATTTCGGAGGTCAACGCAGAGCTGTATGAGTTTCGCAGACGTCAGCAGATGCTGGGATATGCCTCGCTGGCAGAGGTTCCGGCGGAACAGTTGGACGGCAAAAGTGAGCGCATTCATCACTATTTCAACGCGGTTTACTGCTGGGCACGCGCCATGCTCAACGAGCGTTATCAGGACTATGACGCCACGGCATCCGGTGTGAAGCGGGGCGAGGAACTGGCGGAAGCAAGCGGTGATTTGTGGCGTGACGCCCGCTGGGCCATCAGCCGGGTGCAGGATGCGCCGCACTGCACAGTGGAGCTTATCTGATGAAAGTGCGTGCGCATCAGTATGACACGGTGGACGCGCTTTGCTGGCGTCATTACGGGCGCACGCAGGGTGTCACGGAGCAGGTACTGAAGGCAAATCCGGGGCTTGCCGAATACGGCCCCTTTTTACCTCACGGGCTGCAGGTGGAGCTGCCGGACATACCGACAACCACCACCGTGCAGACCGTCCAGCTATGGGACTGAATTATGACGCTTGAGCGAATCAGCGCCTTTATCACGTATTGCATCGCCGTCGTGCTGGCCTGGCTGGGCGATTTGTCCATCAAGGATGCCTCAACGCTGGGCGGCCTGATGATTGGTGTGCTGATGCTGGCTATCAACTGGTACTACAAACACAAAGCCTACCAGCTTCTGCGCGACGGGCAGATCTCGCGGGAGGACTATGAATCCATCAATCGTTAAACGCTGCCTTGTCGGGGCCGTGCTGGCTATTGCTGCCGCGCTACCGGGTTTTCAGCAGCTTCACACCTCCGTGGAGGGGCTGAAACTGATTGCCGATTACGAAGGCTGCCGTCTGCAGCCGTATCAGTGCAGCGCGGGTGTCTGGACCGACGGCATTGGTAATACATCTGGCGTCATTCCAGGCAAAACCATTACGGAACGACAGGCCGCGGAAGGGCTGATCTCCAACGTGCTGCGTGTGGAGCGGGCACTGGAAAGGTGTGTGAAGCAACAGCCACCGCAGAAAGTGTATGACGCGGTGGTGTCATTTGCCTTCAACGTGGGGACAGGCAATGCCTGCAGTTCCACGCTGGTGAAATTGCTCAATCAGCGGCGCTGGGCGGATGCGTGCCGACAGTTGCCGCGCTGGGTTTATGTAAAAGGTGTGTTTAATCAGGGGCTGGATAACCGCCGTGCGCGGGAGATGGCCTGGTGTTTACAGGGAGCAAACTGAAATGAAAAAGAAATTAATCAGCGGACTGTTTCTGATGTTATGGATGGCGCTGTTAATCGCAGCAATGGTGTATCCGCAGGGGATTTTTCCGGTACTGGCAGCGTCCGGCGTTTGGGTAGCCTGTTTGCTGACATGGGCGGTAATTCCGGTAGCACTGGCTGCGTTAATTAAGAATGGCCCGCTCTGGCAGGAGTTGAGGGCATCTTTGCTGAAGACAATTACCCGAAAAGAAAACGTATTTATCAGCTGGGTGATGCGATTGCTGATTGTCGTCAGTCTCGCCTGGACGGGGTGGGCTATTACCCTGGTCTTTTATCTACTGACCGTTATTGCCTTCTGGATCACCCGTAATCAGATGGCGCAACAGGTAGCAGCATGAACCAGTTGCTGCTGGTTGTGCTGGCGTTATTACTGGCGTCGCTGGGCTGGCAGACGTGGCGGCTGGCTGATGCCAGCCAGACCATCAGCACGCAGGCAGACGAGCTGCGGAGCAAAAGTCAGGCACTGGCAAAGAGCAACAGCCAGCTTATCAGCCTGTCCATTCTGACTGAAACCAATAACCGGGAGCAGGCGCGGCTCTATGCCGAAGCAGAACAGACCAGCGCGCTGCTGAGACAACGACAACATCGGATTGAGGAACTGAAACGTGAGAACGAGGATTTACGCCGCTGGGCTAATACTCCTTTGCCTGCTGACATTATCCGGCTGCGGGAACGTCCGGCACTCACCGGAGGTGCAGCTTACCGTCAGTGGTTGTCCGCGAGTGACGCCGTGTCAGCTGGATCAGGCAGCGCCACACAATAACGGTGATCTGAACGCATTGCTGGATGAAACGGAGGCCGCCTGGGCGGTCTGTGCAGACAAAGTGGACATGATTATTGCGTGTCAGGAGCGAAACAGTGAACAAACCACAATCCCTGCGCCACGCCCTCAATAAAGCAGTGCCTTATGTCCGTAATAACCCGGACAAACTGCATCTGTTTGTGGATAACGGTTCGCTGGTTGCCACCGGGGCCAGCTCCATGTCATGGGAGTACCGCTACACCCTGAACGTGGTGATTGAAGATTTCAGCGGCGACCAGAATCTGCTGATGGCCCCGGTTTTGCTGTGGCTGCGGGATAACCAGCCTGATGCCATCAATAACCCGACGTTACGGGAAAAGCTATTCACCTTTGAGGTGGATATTCTGCGCAACGATGTCTGTGATATCAGCCTTAACCTGCAGCTGACAGAGCGTGTGGTGGTCAGCACTGACGGCAGTGTGTCGAGCGTTGAAGCTGTAGCGGAACCCGATGAACCTGAAGAAATGTGGACGGTGAAACGTGGCTGAACTGCAGAAGGTGGACGACTGGCTGAGTGCTTTGCTGGCGAATCTGGAACCAGCCGCAAGAAGCCGAATGATGCGCCAGCTGGCGCAGGAACTGCGCCGGACACAGCAGCAGAATATCAGGATGCAGCGCAATCCAGATGGCAGCAGTTATGAACCGCGCAGGGTAACAGCACGCAGCAAGAAGGGGCGCATCAAACGTCAGATGTTTGCAAAGCTGCGCACCACCAAATACCTGAAAACCGCCGCCAGCGCCGACTCTGCCAGCGTGCAGTTTGAAGGTAAGGTGCAGCGCATTGCGCGGGTTCACCATTACGGCCTGCGTGATCGCGTCAGTCGCAAAGGACCGGAGATCCGTTACGCAGAGCGCAAATTGTTGGGTTTCAGTTCAGTTTCAATAAACGTAGTCCATGATATTATATATTCGTGGATATCCAATTTAGATTGAAAGTTTGAAATGGCAGATGCTCTGCCATTTTTTTATTTAGATACTGAGATTTTTTTTACATAATAGTATAAATTCACAGTACATGTTATAGATTTTAGTCGCACATCCGTTAGCTTTTTTTATGGTTTCTATCTTTTCAGGGGGGAGGCTCAATAAGGCAATCTCTCTGTCGCTGAGCATTGAAATAAACTCGCTGCTGCCTAAATACCCGGAGTTGCAGGCTAAAAAATAATTAAAGTTAGTTAACTCTTTGTGTAGTTCGTTAGATTTTATTTCTATTTCATTATCATGAAAATGATGTATGGCCTTTCCCCATTCATGGCAGTATGTTGTCATGTCTTTAAGGTTTGAGTCATGAAATCTATTGCCAAAGTCATGGCTTTTTAGAAAGTCTATTGAGTTTGAATCTGGTGGTAATAATTTTATAAACTCTTTATATAGATTAATGTCAGAGTTCCTTTGTCTTTCTTTCTTTTCTCTGTTTTCTTTAATTTTAATACTGTCAAAGAACCATTCTGGCACTTTACTTAATAAGTTATAGGTTAACCCCAAAGCAATTAGAGTGATGGCTACCATCGTGCTTGGATTACCATTATCTATTTTTATTATATCAATATCTGCATTGAATTTTTTATTATATATATCAATTATAAAATTAAGTGCCATGAGATAATATGGAATTGGTAGCGCAATTATGCTTAGCCCAGTTATAACTAAAGCCAAGTTATTTTATTACTAAACTCAGGAAATATTACATTGATTATTTTTTTAACAATATACTTTTTCATTACTTAACTCCCTGAAAAATATCCTAATTGTGCCATGATTCATACATTTTTATCTACTGGTTGATAATGTGTGGGGGATTTATGTTAGTGACATGAACGCACAGCTAACTGAAATCATGCGCCTTATCACCAACCTGATCCGCACAGGGGTTGTCACCGAAGTAGACAGGGAAAACTGGCTTTGCCGGGTGAAAACGGGCGACCTTGAAACCAACTGGATTAACTGGTTGACGCTGCGTGCCGGGAATGCCCGCACATGGTGGCGACCATCGGAAGGTGAGCAGGTGGTGCTGCTGAGTCTGGGCGGCAATCTGGAAACTGCCTTTGCGCTGCCCGCTGTCTATTCGAATCAGTTCGCACCACCGTCGACGTCGACAGACGCCTGCGTGACAGAACATCCTGACGGTGGCTGGTTTGAATACGAACCCGCCACCGGGCGCTGGTATGTCAGGGGCATCAAATCAATGGTCATTGAGGCCGCTGACAACATCACCATGAAAACCAGTGAGTTTGTACTGGAGGCTGACCGCACGCGCATTAACAGCGAAGTGGTGATCAATGGTGGCGTTACCCAGGGCGGCGGAGCGATGAGTTCTAACGGGATCGTGGTTGATGCGCATCAGCATACTGGCGTCCTGAAAGGCGGCGACACCACCGGAGGCCCGGTATGACGCTTTATATCGGGATGAACAATACCAGCGGTAAAGCCATTACTGATATTGACCATCTGCGCCAGTCGGTGCGGGACATTTTGCTGACGCCGCAGGGTAGCCGCATTGCCCGTCGGGAATATGGTTCCCTGCTGTCGGCACTGATAGACCAGCCACAAAATCCGGCGTTACGCCTGCAGGTCATGTCGGCAGTGTATGTGGCGCTGAGTCGCTGGGAGCCACGGCTGACGCTGGATTCCATCACCATCAACAGCCATTTTGACGGTTCAATGGTGGTGGAGCTGAGTGGGCGGCGTAATAACGGTGTGCCTGTTTCCCTTTCCGTATCAACAGGAGCAGAGAATGGCCGTGATTGACCTTTCGCAGTTACCTGCGCCGCAGATTGTGGATGTGCCGGACTTTGAGACGCTGCTTGCCGAACGCAAGGCCGAATTTGTTGCGCTTCATCCGAAAGATGAGCAGGAAGCAGTGATCCGCACGCTGGAACTGGAATCTGAACCCGTCACCAAATTGTTGCAGGAGAACGCTTACCGTGAGTTGCTTCTGCGCCAGCGCATTAACGAAGCCGCGCAGGCTGTGATGGTGGCTTACGCGATGGGCGGCGATCTTGACCAGCTCGCAGCCAACTACAACGTGAAACGCCTGACGGTGACGCCTGCTGATAATGACGCTGTGCCGCCCGTTGCAGCTGTGATGGAAAGCGATGAAGCGTTACGCCTGCGTGTGCCTGCAGCCTTTGAGGGGCTTTCAGTTGCGGGACCAACTGCCGCTTATGAATTTCATGCCCGAAGCGCCGACGGTCGGGTGGCGGATGCCAGTGCAACCAGTCCGGCGCCTGCAGAGGTAGTGCTGACGGTCCTGAGTCGTGAAGGCGACGGAACAGCAGAAAAAGACCTGCTGGATGTGGTGGAGAAAGCACTGAACAGTGAGAACGTCCGCCCGGTGGCTGACCGTCTGACGGTTCGCAGCGCAGAAATCATCCCGTACCGTGTGGAAGCCACCATTTTTCTTTATCCGGGACCGGAAGCAGAGCCGGTAATGGCAGCGGCAAAAGTCAGCCTGCAGAGGTACATCGCCAGTCAGACGCGGCTCGGTCGGGATATTCGCCGTAGTGCTATTTTTGCCGCGCTGCATGTTGAGGGTGTTCAACGTGTGGAACTGGCTTCTCCGCTGGCGGATGTGGTTCTGAACAAAACGCAGGCGGCATCATGTACGCAGTGGAGCGTGACCAACGGAGGAACGGATGAATAGTCTGCTGCCACCGGGTTCAACTTCACTGGAGCGCCGACTGGCGCAGACCTGTAGCGGGATTTCTGATCTGCAGGTGCCGCTGCGTGACTTGTGGAATCCAACGACCTGTCCGATCAGTTTCCTGCCTTATCTCGCCTGGGCGTTCTCTGTGGATCGCTGGGACGAGGGCTGGACGGAAAGCGTCAAACGACAGGTGGTGAAGGATGCTTTTTATATTCATCAGCATAAAGGAACCACCAGTGCCGTGCGGCGGGTGGTGGAGCCGTTCGGCTTCCTGATCCGCATTATTGAGTGGTGGCAGACCGGAGAGGCACCGGGCACGTTTCGTCTGGATATCGGCGTGCAGGACCAGGGCATCACTGAAGATACCTATCTGGAACTTGAGCGACTGATAAGCGATGCCAAACCATGTAGCCGTCACATGATCGGCATGTCCATCAACCTGCAGACCAGCGGCCCGCATTGGGTGGGAGCCGCCAGCTATCTTGGCGAAGAAATCACGATCTATCCGTATATCAACGAAACAATTATTTCCGGCGGCACCGCGCATGAAGGCGGGGCGGTCCATGTTATTGACACAATGAGAGTGAATCCATGAGCACAAAATTTTATACCCTGCTGACGGATATTGGCGCGGCGAAACTTGCCAGCGCCGCCGCGCTCGGTGTGCCGCTAAAAATTACCCATATGGCGGTGGGCGATGGCGGCGGAGCATTGCCGACGCCGGACGCAAAGCAGACTGCACTGGTAAATGAGAAACGCCGGGCTGCGCTGAATATGCTCTATATCGACCCGCAGAACAGCAGCCAGATTATTGCTGAACAGGTGATCCCTGAAAACGAGGGCGGTTGGTGGATACGTGAAGTGGGCCTGTTTGATGAGTCAGGGGCATTGATTGCCGTGGGCAACTGCCCGGAAAGCTATAAGCCGCAACTGGCTGAAGGCAGCGGGCGCACCCAGACCGTGCGCATGGTGCTGATTACCAGCAGCACGGACAATATCACCTTGAAAATCGATCCTGCCATAGTGCTGGCAACCCGCAAGTATGTGGATGACAAGGCACTGGAGCTGAAGGTGTACGTGGATGATCTGATGGCAAAACACCTTGCCGCACCAGATCCACATTCACAGTATGCGCCAAAAGCCAGCCCAACATTTACCGGAACCCCCAAAGCGCCAACGCCAGCGGCGGGGAATAATACCACGCAACTTGCGACCACCGCGTTTGTTCAGGCGGCACTGAAGGCCGTTATTAATGGTGCGCCAGCCACGCTGGACACGCTGAAAGAAATAGCCGCAGCCATAAACAATGATCCGAAATTCAGCACCACCATTAACAATGCGCTGGCACTGAAAGCGCCGCTGTCGAGTCCGGCACTTACCGGAACGCCAACAGCACCTACTGCGGCACAGTCGGTCAACAATACACAGATTGCCACCACGGCTTTTGTGAAATCGGCGATTGCAGCAATGGTAGGCTCTGCACCTGCTGCACTGGATACACTGAACGAACTGGCGGCGGCGCTGGGGAATGATCCGAACTTTGCCACGACAATGCTTAATGCGCTGGCAGGTAAACAACCGCTGGACAATACGCTGACTAATTTGAGTGGAAAGGATGTAGCTGGTCTTCTCGCATACCTTGGTTTGGGAGAAGCGGCAAAACGGAATGTAGGTAACGGGCAAAACCAAATTCCGGATATGGCGGCGTTTGCCAGTTCACTTTCATCAACGGGTTTTCAAAAACTTCCTTCAGGTCTGATTATTCAGTGGGGTATTGTCAGTGGAGCATCAAACTATACGGTGACTTACCCGGTAACATTCCCAAATCGTTCACTTGCGCTGTTGGCTGTGCCACATACAACGTCGGTGGCTGGTATATCTGCAATGGGCATAGCGAACTGTTCTGATATCAGCAAATCACAGTTCTATATAATTGTTGGCGGTATATCTCAGGGAGAAATTGTCAAATATGAAAGGTCCTGTTTTTGGGTAGCAATCGGTGTATAGGTATATCTATGATTTATTTCTCAAAATCGACTAATGGTTTTTTCTTTGATGGTATAAACAGCGACATGCCTGCTGACATTGTTGAGATAAGTACAGACTTATACAATGAATTAATTGCCGGACAGCAGGAAGGGGGTAAATTAATCACGTCAGATGAAAATGGTTTACCGGTACTGAAATCTCCGGCGATTGATTATGTCGCACGTGCTGAAAATCAGCGAATGCAGTTACTTGCTCATGCCGATAATGTCACAGCTGACTGGCGGGTGGAATTAATGCTTGGTGATATCAGCAGTACAGATAAAGAAAAACTATCTGCCTGGATGGACTACAAAAAAGAAGTAAAAGCCGTCGACACTTCGACGGCTCCTGAGATTAGCTGGCCTGAGTTACCGGAGGTGTAGGCCATTCAATATCTGGAGCACTGGAGGTATCCACCAGTTCCAGTGCGTCCAGGTAATCCAGCCACAAATTATATTGCGCCAGTTCCTCACCTTTCAGACGACCAATAGCTGCTTTGCCAGGCCATTGCTTACTGTTCATGTATTCGTTAGCCTGGTTAATTAGTAGCTGTTTTTCTGATTCAGTAATTTCAATAAGCTCTTCATACGTGGGTGGAGGAATATCTGCCCACGCAGGCAGCCCATCATCTCCGGCAATACGGATTTTTCCTTGTGGCGGTTCAGCCATAAACTCACTGATAATATTTTGATTTACTTCCTTTGCGTCTGATAAATCCCATCCCTCTGATTTATATTTATCAATCATATCCACAGGGAAAAAAGCATTATGCCTTGCGCTATAAACATATTCGTTCATATAAATCACCCTGAATAAAATTACTCACCAACAGCCCACCAACTGTAATTCATCGATACTGTGGAGCTGGTTGATGCAGTTCTGTAAGCGGAATTAAAACCGGTTAGTGTTGGACCTTCTGCAGTCATCACGAATCCCCGTCCAGCGCCTAAAGGCGCACCACCATCACCAGAATGGGTAAGCATGGCGCAGTCCACTTCTTTAGGAAAAGGGATGCTGAATGTAATTCTCATTGTTTGCGTCGATAATGTCGGCGTAATCGCACCACGACCATATTGCAGGATTTTCCCGTTGGGTAATTTCATCCATCCATCACCACTGGCAAAAGAGGTCATGTCCGGTATCTGATTTTCCCCTGTTCCTACATTCCGTTTTGCCGCTTCTCCCAAACC